AGGATGCCGGCGGCGTTTGCCGCCGTCGAAAGCACGACATACTTGTTGGATGATTTTTCCATGACCTGGCCCCTTACCATATCGCTCCCGTTCATGGTGGCCGGCTTCATAATGGCCCCGTCCTGGGCCACAAGCTGGCTCTGCTCCGTGCCGTCCGTTGATGTCACTCCGTATACTCCCGCCATAATGTCTCCCTCCGTGTTTTATTAGGTATAAGGTTTAAGGTATAAGGCTGTAGGCAAAACCTCCTAACGTCCCAGCCTCAAGCCTCCCAGCGCCGCCGCAGGCGGCTGTTCCTTCGGATTCACCCTCGCCGCGATCCTGAGCCCGGCCTGCGTCTCCTTATCGGAGAACTCCGCGCCCTCTCCGGCGGCCTCTTTTGTAGCCATCTCCCGGAAGATCGAGGACTCACCGAAACCCTCCAGAAAATCCTTGAACCACTGCCACGAGGTCTTTTTGTCGGCGTCGCCCTCTGCGAACCGGGTCTCCTCGTCGCCGTCCAGGCCCTGGGCAAACGCCGTGATCCCGGAATCGACCCACGCGGGCAAAAGCTTGCCGTCCTTGGCCCTCTGCTCTATCCAGTCCGAGATCTCCTTGTCCCGCGCGGCCTTGGCTTCCTTGCGCTTTGTTTCCGCGAACTCCGCGTCCTTCTTTTTCTCAGCTTCCTCGGCGGCCTCTTTTTTCAGTTTTTCCACATCGGCCTCGGTAAAAGACGCAGGGGCACCCTCCGGGGCGGCGTCCGGAATCGCATCGTCAGGGACCTTACTCATGTCCACGCCCAGAGCGCTGAAAATACTTTTGACCTTTTCCTTGAAATCCATGTTTTTCCCTCCTTGTTGATGGTTGATTTTTTCTTCGAAACCCGACGTCCTGGTCTCACTTTTTCCAGCCTTTCTCTGGGCCTCTTTTACTTCCTCGATATCCCAGTCCGGTATCAGCTCGTTTGCCTTTTCAAGACCCTCTTTCTCGATGAGGTACTCGCGGAGCTTTCGGAACATCCCTGCAATGGCTGACCAGGTCCACGGGCTCGTTTCCTCAAAATCAAACGTAATGGCCTCGTCATCATCGCTGAAGCTGAGATCGGCCAGGCCCTTGACGGCCGGGGGCGCGGCCCCCAGAAATCCCACATGGCGCAGTCTGCCGTCCGGGTAAAAAGAGGCGGAGCGCTTTTTGTAAAGACCCTTTTGAACCAAGTCTTCAAACTCGGGCACGACCTGCTTACCCTTCATCAAAAGCACCTTTACGCCGTCTTTAACCTCCGTTTTAAGGCCGTCAACCCACCCGTATGCCGGGGCGTTGTCTTTAGGGTGCCCGACGACCATCGGGGGTTCGTGCTCCGCCGCGTTGAATGTGGACACGGCCTTGTCGATAATTGCGTCCCCGTCATGCGTCCGGCCCGTGCTGTCCACCTGTTTTCCGCCCTTGAAAATCTCTATCCAGTCACCGAATCCCGTAAATTTCATGCCGTCCCTCCGTAAATAATGAAATCCTTCAATGCGTCCTCCATCTCACGCATGTCCTCGTTCTGGACCACCATGTAAGGCCTCGCCGGTATATCTCCCCAGGGGACTACCATGTTCCGCGTGTGAGGTTTTACGTAGACGAGCTTACCGCCTTTGATCTGCCGGACCTGCTCGCCTATCTTCACCGCGACCGTGCCGAACTCGCCTTTTTTCGCGCCGAACTGGTGCACGGCCCCGTATATCTTGTCCGTGCCCACGATGGCGCGATCCCGGTGGGCCTCCGTGTGGATCGAGCCCATGAGCCCGCCCGCGAAACCCTGGTCCCGCAGGATAGGAGCCCCTTTGCCGCGCCTCTTTTGCGTGGTCTTTGAATGCTTCTTCCAGCGTTTGGGCCTGCCGCCCTTTTCAAAGTTGCGGATAACCGACGTCCGGACGATGCTGCCGATAACCTTCATGGCCGGCGTGTTATTCTCCAATCGTTTCACCACCCCGCCCAGACGCCGCTGCACATCCGAATCATCCGTTTTAACGATTATTGCCGCTCCACCCATCCTTTAATCCTCGTTACTAAAGGCCCTTGAACCCTTCTCTCCCAACGTGATAATCCCACCCCGGATCGATGCCCTTCGGCACCTTGTGGATCTCGCCCGTAGCCTTGTCCACCCACTCATAGCGCCTGATCCTCGGTGCCCGTGTCTGTAACGGGTGCGGGCCGTCCCTTTCCTCTTTTTCCAGTCGCTCCACCTCACGGGCGGACATGCTCACCACGCCTCACTTGCACCCCCAACCGTTAGGCGGGTAGTGCGTGTCCCAGAACGGGTCGTCGGCGGGCAGCACCAGGTTGTACCACTGCATGTGTTCGGATCGCGGCTCCCTCGAGCTGGAGCCCACATAACGCAGATACGGCCGCGCCTTGAGCACGTCCGGGTCCGTCATTTGCCGGTAGTTGCCCACCGCGTAGGCCGTGGACAAATTCGTGTTGAATATCACCGCCGTCCGCCACGCCTTGCCTCCTTTGTATTTCCAGCCGTAGCGCTGAACAGTCTTATCAAAATCTTTACGAAAATCGACTAACGTGGTCCCCTCGCTGATGCCTTTGTCAACGGCCTTTCGCAGGTCCTCGAGGAGCTCCGGCTTCATGGCCCCGGCCACGGTGAACGCCCGCTGGTGCATCTCCTTCCATAAATCCGTCCACGCGGCCGTCGGCAGGCTGAGCTTTTTTCGGAAAAAATCGATCGCCTCGTCAAACGGCAGACTCATATATTCAGCGCTCGCTCGCATCAAACCTCCCGGCCAGCTCAGCCACCGCTAAAGCCTGGGCCATCAGGTCTCCCAGTTTTGACTCGTCCATGTCCTTGTACAGATCCAGGAGCCCGTCTCTGAACTCCTCCAGGGAATCGACGGAATTTAAAAGTTTCTCTACGGGGGCCGTCAGGCCGCCCAAATCGGCCCGTGTGAGCGTTTTATCCCCCAGCGCGTCTAACACGTCGCCCGGACTGTCATCCTCGCCGCTGTCCGCGAATTCAGTGGCCGCAGGGCCTGGTTCCGGGTCTGTTTGAGTGAAAATGTCAAAATCATCCTCTTCCAGGTTGTAAACGCGCTGGAAGTATTTTTTCCTGAATTTTACCCCGGTCTCATTCAGCGTCTTGTCTCTCTCGGCCCGGTCTTTCTGGACGTCCTCCTCCTCGATAAAGGAAAACGTAGGCGGGGCCGCCCCGTCGACATTGAGCTCCGCCACCCACGCAAACAGCCTGTTGAACGCGCCGCATACCATCTTTTTGTCGCCGTCGATCAGGTCCTGCCGCACTTCCATGTGCGAGGTTTCGTTGCCGAGCCGGCCGGGCGTTCCCTCCGTCGTCCCGGTCTGGCCCAGGATGGCCTTTGAGATCTCATGATTGCCTGCGGCGATGAGCTGGTCGTAGATATCCGCGCTCGCCTTTTTCCCGGAGGCCTCCGTGATATCCACGCTCTCGTCGTCATTGATGACCGCCACCGCGTCCTGCACCATGCTCGCCAGGTTGGCCAGCAGCGCGGTGCGCTCCGTGTCGTTTGTGCCTTTCGGCACCTTGCCCACCAGCCAGGGCATGCCGAATTTCTCGGTGAAGATCGCCCAGAATTTAAACCCGCCCTTTTTGAACGCCACCGGCCAGAAGCACCGGGATAACGCACGCTCGCCGTAAGGGTTTTTGTAACTGGCGTGATGCCGGGAAAGAAGGAACTTGTAATCCGGTATCGGCTCGCCCTGCGTCATATTGTCCAGCGATTGAAAGCGCAGTTCGTTTGACTCGTTGAACCCAAACCATTCGGGCGGCTTTCCCACAACGCGGTCCGGCAGCCACTGCGTCCCCGTTTTCCATACAACCTCTATCGGGCTCATTCCGTAAAAAACCGCCTGCAGGATGTCCTCGGTCACCTGGCGCACGTCCAGGCTTTTCATGACCTCGTTCGCCAGCTCATATGCCTTTTTGTTGGGCCTGGCCGACCCGCCCTCCGCCGCCGGATCGATCTTCCAGTTCTGCGACAGGGTCCCTGCCGTTCGGCTCTCATAGCACGCCCATACGTGCGCGTCGGTCAGCAGTTGCCTGTAGGTCGACAGCACCTCTCCGAGGTTTTGCAGCACGGTGTCCGGGTCCGGCAGAAACCCGTAATATCCCATCCAATCGAGGGACCTCGACCTGGGCGCTATCTCCGAGGTCAACGACTCACGGCTTTTGTCAAGCTCTATAAAATTATTTTCGCTGATCCACAGTTTCATGCTTTTCCTCACAAGCTCGTCACTCGTAACTTGTCATTGCTTATCCTTCAATCTCCTACCTTCTACCTGCCGCCGCAGGCGGCATTAATATGCCCCATAATCCACCCGTCCCTGATATCTCTCAACCTGCCCCGGCACCTTCCTCGCCCCGGCAGTGGCCACCTGCGGCATTCCTCCCGACATATTCAGGGATTTGTAATGCCCCAATGCCAGCGCGATCGCCGAGTCGCCGTGCCGTTTGAATTCCTTTTTTTTCGTGTCGCTGACAGTGAGCCTCGGCAGCTTGATAATCCCGTCTATCAGCTCCAGCGTGCGCAAATCGTTTTTGACATCCGCGTCCCTCGGCAGGTCAATGGTCTGGTCGGAAAATGCGTCCTGAAACGGGATCATGTTTTCCCGGTACCAGGCGTCGTTAAGCGTGATTTCTTCGATAAAGGGGCGGCCGTATTTATCGGCCGTGTATTCCGCCAAGGTCAGGCCCGGTCCCGTGGCATCCATTGCCCCGCCGCGAAATTTCGGCAGATGTTCGATGACATGCCAGAGGATCTGCTCCTGCTGACGGCTCGGCACGTTGTGCATTTCCACCAGGAAAGGACAGCGTCGTAAAAGATTCTGCATTATCGTCAATGGCGCTATGATCGAGAAATTGCCGTATCGCGCGAAGTCCTGTCCGAACACGTGCTGCAGCTCGGGGTCCAGGTCCTCCATGACGGGGGCGAGATGCAGCCTGATCCAATCCTCGCACCATGAATTTCTGTACGCTTCGCCTTTGAGCGCGAAATCATTATCCAGCGCCAGCCTGATGATGGGCCGTTCCTCCTTCATGCAGGCCTCAATCAGGATGCCCGGTATGGCCACGCCCGAGCCTTCGCGCGGGATCGCGTCCAACTCTTCCAGCATGGCCGCCTTGT